AGACCCAGCAAATGTTGTGCAATTCTTGTCGCCTATTCAAGGCATTACGTCAATGTCAACCCAATCAGTTGGCACAGCGCTAAAACTTGAAGCGGCTCGCTACCGCAATAGCGCGTCGTCAATCCCAGCCGGCGTACTAAAACAAACTGGCGGTGAACCGCTATCGGGTCAAGAATTAGCCGATTTAGCGTCAGCGTTCAACGCGGCTAGAGCCACCAACCAGACGGCAGCACTAAACGAGTATTTGACATACACCGAAACCGCCACCAGCCCAGACAAAATGCTGTTAATTGACTCTGCCGAATTCCAAGCAAAAGAAATGGCACGCATCTGCAATGTGCCGTTTTATTTGGTTGGTTGTGACGTCGGCTCATACTCTTATGTCAGCAACGACGGTGCACGCGCCGACTTGTGGACATTTGGCGCTAAAGCGTATGCCGAATGCATCACATCAACCCTTAGCCAAAACAACGTACTGCCAAACGGCACCTACGTCGAGTTTGATTACGAGGATTATTTGTCAACCGAATACGGTCAAATGCAAATGCCAGAAGTAACCACACCAATGGGAGTAACATCACCATCATGATTAGACTTATACCAGAAACCACGTTTACCGTTGACGCTGCAGCTGGCGACGCACCGCGCCGTCAAATCTCTGGCGTAGCAGTTGAGTACGGCAAAACAGCCACCGTTTCAGATGGCACACAAGTGCGTTTTATGCCCGGCTCATTATCGGCCGAAGGCAAAAACCCGAAGCTTTACATGCAGCATGACTCAACCCAAATCATTGGTCAAGTGACCGAACGCCTTGACACGCCAGACGCAATGCTGTTTGTGGCGAAAGTGTCGGCAACCCGTTTGGGCGATGAAGCAATGATTTTGGCTAGTGACGGCACCATCGACGCAGTTTCGGTTGGCGTGCAACCAGTCAAATGGCACGACGACAACGGCGTCATGGTAATCGAGTCAGCCAAATGGCAAGAATTATCGTTGGTCAGCCAACCAGCATTTGAAGGCAGCGTCATCACACAAGTGGCGGCGAGTATCCACCAAGACGAGCCAGAAATAAGTACTATTGAGACAGAACCTACACAGGAGACAGAAGCCATGAGCGAAGTAGCAGCACCAGAAGTCATCATCCCAACCGAACCAATCACTGCATCAGTGAAGCGCGAGCCACGCTTGATGTCACGTTGGGATTACATTGCGTCATTCCATCAGGGTGGCGACACATGGGTGAAGGCACAACAAAACTTCAAGGACTACAACGATTACCACAAAGTGCCATCAGTTAAAGCAGCTGCAGGCGATGAATTTTTGACAAGCGTGCCGGGTCTCTTAACACAAGTTGAGTTGGGCCCAGTATTTCAAGATTTGAATTTCATGCGACCAGTTGTAAACGCTTTGGGTGCACGTGCAATGCCATCGACACCATCGTCAACTTTCAACCGTCCAACAATTACAACGCACACAACTGCAGCATCACAAACCGAAGGTGCAGCCGCGTCAGCAACCACAATGGTTGTTGCAAACAACACGGTCACAAAAAAGACATTTGCTGCATACCAAAACATCAGCTACCAGACCATTGACTTCACAGACCCAGCAGCACTACAAATCGTTATCAACGACATGCTTGGCGAATACATGATTGCCACCGACAACGAAGCAGCAGACAACTTGTTGACCGCTGCAACATCGGCAGGCGTTTGGGACTTGTCAGTAACCGACTTGTTGAAGTCAATCTATGACGCAGCAATCGTGACACTGAACGCAACAAACTATTTGCCAACGCACATGTTTGTCAGCCCAGACACATGGGGCGCCATTCAACAGCTCGTCGACACCGCTGGCCGACCAATCTTTGGTTACGTCAATGGCCCAGGACTTGCTGGACAGAACACACTTGGTCAAGCATCGGTTACTTCATGGACTAACACTGGCCCACTTGGTTTGCAAATGGTTGTAGACAACAACTTCAGCACCAAGACAATGGTCATCATGAAAGACATCGGCTTTGAAATTTATGAGGAACAGAAAGGCATTTTGTCTGTTGACAATCCGTCTACTTTGACTCGTGGAATTAGCACACACGGCTACTTCTGCACATTCAAAGCAAACGCCAACATGATTCAAAAAATCACACAGGCCTAGTCGAGAGGCGGCGTAACCGCCATGTCGTATTACACCACAGCCAGTAAGCAACTCATTTCTAACTACGCGTGCATCAGCACGTTAGAACCAACAGAAATTACTATTGGCGAAAACATCACTGTTAGTGCTTTGGGTGCGCCGTTTAACGGCACATTCAAAGTGCTTGACATGCCCCAATATGAATTCACTGGCGTTGACTCAACTACAGGCGAATTTCAATTTGATGTCAATGTGCCAAGACCGAACCAAATTATTTATGCGGCTACCGGGTCAAATGTTCAATATGTTGTTACTTACGACGGGTCAGTGGAATATACGCAAACCTGCACATGGATTACCGTCGCCGCTTTAATCACATTTTTGGGCGTAACCATCAGTAATCCGTCAGATGATTATACGTTGGCCACACAAGCCACGAACGCAGCAAACTTGTTTTGTTATCGTCGCAGGCAAGAGTCCGGCTACCACGACGCATTGAGCACATCGCCTGGCGCAGATGCAACATTGGGCACGCTTATGTATGGTGCAGCTTTGTGGCGTAGTCGAGGGTCAATAGAAACCGCGTTTGCCGCGTTTGACACAATGGGCACACCAACCCAACAGTCATTGACACCAATAGTTAAGCAATTGTTGGGCATCCCTCGACCAGCGGTTGCTTAATGGCTTACACCGATTTATTTAACGAAGCGATTGACGACATCAGCACCACGCTGACAGCCGTTAGCGGTTTGCGTGTGGTCACTGACCCAACAAAATTGGTGCCCAATTGCGTGTTTTTACAAGCACCAAGTTTCACGACGTTTGGTGGCAATGGCAACATTGTGACTATGCAATTCCCAATCAAAATTGTAGGTTCAGGCCCAGCTGGGCTACCAGTGTTACGCGACATTCTTGCCATTACTGCAACAGTGTTGGCTGCAGGCATAGCCATTTTGTCTGGTCAACCCGGCACATTAGAAATCGGTGGCGCATCATTCCCGTGTTACGATTTGACTATGAACATTCAGGCACAAACCGCATGAAATACACCATTCTTAATGAAGCCGTAGGCGAAGTGGGCACAGAGTTTGTACCAGATGACGGCATAAACGTGGAAGCGCTCATTGACGGCGGTTTCATCAAATCCACATCTAAAGCCACCAAATCTGATAAAACTATTACAGACACCAACGAGGAGTAACCCACATGGCAAGCACATCCACATATCTATCTAACGCCGTAGTCACAATCAACTCCGTGGACTTGACGGGCGAATGTTCAAGCGCAAATCTCACACGCACATTTGATGCTCTTGAATCAACCAACATGTCAAACACAGCTCGCACGTTCGTGGGCGGTTTGGAAAACTCATCGTTGGTCGTTGACTTATACAACAGTTATGCAGCGTCGCAAACTTATGCGACACTCAAGTCACTTGTTGGCACAGCTGTGACTGTCAAAATCAAACCAACCAGCGCCGCAACATCAGCAACCAACCCAGAGCACACCCTAACCGGCGCGTTCATGGGCACATTGCCGTTGGTGGTTTCATCGCTGGGCGCTCTCGACGTGTGCGGTGGCATCACGTTTCAGGGTGGGGTTTACAGCGTCGCAACCGCATAATCAGAGCCGACAACGGCCCGACACGAAAGAGGCATGATGAAAGTTAAATTGGAATTGGATTTACAAGACGGTCGCGGCGCACGCACCATGACCACAAATATGTTTGTGGTATGTGAATGGGAAAAAACAGAGAACCGTAAAGTGTCAGACGGTAAAGGCATTGGTTACAGCGATTTGGCTTGCTGGGCTTATCATCTTTGCAAACTTGCTGGCGACCCTGTACCAGACAACTGGCGCGAATGGGTTAAACAACACCCGGACATGGATTTGACATCCGTTGACGAGACAAACCCAAACCCTACGGCGTTGGCACCTACCGACACCAACTAGCACAAATGCTGGTTGCAGTAGGGTGGTGGCCGACGCAAATAGAGTTTGACACACGCGACTTGACAACTGTGATTACGATATTAGAAACGCGTAACCAGAGGTAACAATGTCGGTCAGTACCACTATCACAGTTGTTGGGGTCAAGGACACAATAAATGCGTTACGCAAAATTGACCCACAGTTGCAAAAAGATTTTAGAGCGCAAGCTAACGAAATAGCGGCGCCAGCAATTAAAGCTGCACAGGATATGTATACCGCATTGCCATTGTCTGGCATGAAATACAACTGGACATCACCGGGTCGTGACCGCAAAAACTTTCCATTTAGCGTGGCTAAAGCCAAAAGCGGTGTCAAATTGCGTATTGACACACGACGCGGTGCCGTGGGCGTAATTCTTATTGAGCAAAAAGACCCTGCCGCCGCTATTTTTGAAACCGCTGGTCGAGCAAACGCAAACAAACTTGGTGATGCGTTAGGGTTTGTAGGTGCTGGGCGCACTCGACTTATCGGGCCAGCCGTTTATCGTGCGCGTAGAACGATTGAGGAACCAATGAAAAAGATGATTTTAGACACGGCACGAGTGGTGAGGCAAGAGCTGTAATGCTGTCTATACCAATTATTGCGGAATACGACGGTAAAGCGCTTGACCGTGCAATCAAAGATTTCAACCAGTTAGAAACAGCCGGAGAAAAAGCCCATTTCCTAATTAAAAAAGCCGCTATTCCTGCAGCTGCAGCGTTGGGTGCGGTCACTGCCGCATTGACGTTGGCTGTTAAAGCTGCCGCAGAGGATGAAGCTCAACAAGCACAATTGGCGTTGACTTTAGAAAACGTCACAGGTGCCACAAAAGCCCAAGTTGCTGCCAGCGAGGAAATGATAGCGAGCATGTCTAGGGCTACTGGTACGGCTGACAGCGAATTGCGCCCAGCGTTAGCGGTGCTTGTCACGGGCACTAAAGACGTAGCGACCGCTACCACAGCGTTGACATTGGCACAGGACATTGCCATCGGCTCTGGTAAGTCATTGGGCGAAGTTTCAGACGCGCTCGCTAAAGCGTACGGCGGCAACATGAAAGGCCTGCAAGCGTTATCGCCAGAAATTAAAGCGATGATTAAAGATGGTGCGTCACTTGATGAAGTGATGAACGTACTTGGTGGCACGTTTGGTGGTGCAGCCGCAACCGCAGCAAACACCGCTGCAGGCAAATTTAAGATACTCAAAAATTCGTTAGATGAAACGCAAGAGTCAATCGGTGCAGCACTGTTACCAGTTGTCGAGAAGGTGCTACCAGTGTTACAAAAGTTTGCTGATTGGGCACAAAAAAACCCACAAGCATTTTTGGCTATTGCCGGCGCAATCACCGCAATATCGGTAGCCATTTTGGCGGTCAACTTTGCAATGTCATTAAACCCGTTTACAGCTATTGCTGCAGGCGTAGCCGCACTCGTTGTCGGCATCATTTACGCGTACAACAAATTTGAGACATTTAGAACCATTGTCAACGGCGTATTGAACGGCCTAATTTCAGGGTTTGAGTTTTTTGCCAACGCATGGATTAACACCATCAACATGATTATTGACGGCATGAACCTGATAAACCCGTTTACAGACATACCAAAATTGCCAAACATAAATTTGCCGAACATTGGCAGTGGCAGTGGCAGTGGTGCAGCATCGACCGGTGGTGCAGCTCGTAACGGTGGGGTGGACAACATTTTGTCTACAGCACCAACAATGCCAACATTGACTGCACCGTTGCCCAGCGTTGGTGGCGGTGGCGGTGGTGGCCGTAGTGCTGGCCCGTCATACGCGCCCGTTAACGGCCCAATCGGCTATGTCGGCGGCATTCAAGACCGCATGGCAAACAGACCAGACGTGACCATTAACGTGACTGGCGGTATTTCAACAAGTGCACAAATCGGTCAATCTGTAGTTGACGCGCTAACGCAATACACACAAGTTTACGGGCCACTCAATCTGGCAATCAGATAAATGGCTGCAACAACACTTGTCACGGGCGGCACCTACTTGCTGGAATTGTCTACGGGTTACGACTCGTCAGCGTTCTACCTAGACGACTCAACACTAGACGGCACAGCTGTGCTTGACGGCGACGGCACCGACTATGTAGACATCACGCCCGTCGTACAAAACATTGGTATTAGTCGAGGACGACATAAACCGTTAGACGTGTTTGGCCCCGGCACAATGTCGGTCAGTATTAGCGTGCCCAACACAAACCGCGCTTATGACCCGTTAAACACATCCAGCGCGTATTACAACCAATTGACCGAACAGCCAGGGCTAGCCCCATTGCGTCAAATCCGTTTAAGCCGCAACGGCGAATACTTGTTCACTGGTCGAGTGACAACCTATAACCAGCAATACAACATGGGCGGTTTGACCAGTTACCAGATATTTGCTGCAGACGACATTTATGTGCTGTCACAAGGCAGTTTGCCATCTACGGCTACCAGTAGCCAAACCTCGTCAGCGCGCATTACAGCCGTTTTAACAGCCGCAGCGTACACAGGCACCACATCCCTTACAGCCAGCCCTGTAACGACGCTAGGGGCTTACACCATCGCTAGCGGCACCAACGTAAATGCCTACTTAAACCGCATCCAACAGGCCGAACAGGGCCGCATTTTTTGTAGCCGTACAAACGTGCTAACAGCCCAGCCACGCATAGGTACTACCTTGGCGGCACCTACGGTCATTTTTAACGACACCAATACTGCTACGCCCTACGACAACATTGTGGTCGAATTTGACCAGCAATCGGTTATTAACAACAGCAACATCACTATTGAGTCTGGCGGTACGCTACAAAACGCTAGCGATGCGTCATCGGTTAGCCAGTATTTTACGCAGACCGAAGCGATTACAGACAGTTTGTTATCAAGCGATGCGCAAGCTGCCACACTGGCCAGTTACTTGCTTTACCCGATACCTAAACCCCGTTTTACCAACGTGTCAACCACGTTTGCCAGTTTGACTGATGCTCAAAAAAACACTTTGGCGCCCATAGAAATTGGGCAAACCGTCACAATCACCAAATCGTTTACCAGCGGTACCCCCACAGCTGTTACACAGGATTTATCAGTTGAAGGCATTGACCACGTCATTGACATGAATACCGGGCACCGCATGAGCTTGTGGACATCACCAACGCTCATTTTGTCAGACTTGATTTTGGACGACATTACATTTGGCATCATCGACTCAACCAATGCGTTAGGATAATCTACAACTATGACTACGCCGTTTCCATTTGTAGCAAACACGGTGCTCACCGCAGCACAATTAAACGCAATTACTACGTTGCCAATATCGGCACAGACCGCCAGTTACACACTTGTAATTGGAAACGTGGGCCAGCGCGTGCAAATGACATCCGCATCAAGCACAACGATTACAGTTAATACAGGTATTTTTGCAGCTGGTGACACTATTTGGATTCAAAATATGGGAGCTGGCACTTGCACAATTACAAGCGGTACTTGCACAGTCTCTACCGCATCATCTTTAGCGTTAGCGCAATATGGGGGTGGCACGCTAGTTTTTCAAAGTGCTAGCGCCGCAACTTTTTTTAGCCAACAGGCATCGTCATACGGCGTTGCTACAGGTGGCTCATCATCAAGCATCACCGTTGGCGGTATTGCGTATACACTTTTAGATTTTACAACTGACTCAAATCTTGTTGTATCTAAAGCGGGGTTGTTTGACATTTTATGTGTCGCGGGTGGTGGGTCATCCGGTGGTAACGGCTCTGGCGGCGGCGGCGCAGGTGGCGTTTATCAGGGCACAGTTTATTTTACTGCAGCCACTCACGCAGTCGATGTTGGCGCTGGCGGTGGATATTCTTTAGACGGATTGCCAAGCACAATTGGAACAGTTGTTGCATCATTTGGTGGCGGTTTTGGTTCGTCTACGCCGGCTGGCGCACCGTACAAATCAAATGGTGGTAGCGGTGGCGGTGCAACCTTAAATACTTTAGGGCCGGGTCTTGGCGTATTTGGTCAGGGAAATGATGGTGGCGCTCTGGGTTCTGCTACTGCTGGTTCAGGCGGTGGCGGTCAGGCATCGGTTGGTGTTGCAGGAACAGGTACAACAGGCGGCGCAGGCGGAACAGGCTTATCGCTTAGCGCATTTACAGGTGCAACTATTACCACTTTTGTTGCAGGCGGTGGCGGCGGTGGCGGTTCGGTTACTGGTGGTGCTGGTGGGTCATCGGTTGGTGGAACGGGCTCGGCTGGTGCAGGCGCAGCAACAAACGGTACGGCAAGCACAGGTTCAGGCGGTGGCGGACAATACGGTGCAGCAAACGGTGGAACAGGCGCAAGCGGCCGCATTTTTGTTAGATTTAAGTCATGATAAATCACCAATACTTTGCACAACTTGACGACAATAATGTTGTTACTTATGTGTCAGTTGTGACTTATGCGTTTATGCAAGACAACCCAGAGCGTTATCCGGGCAGATGGGTTGAAACATTTTATGATGTACCAAACAAAACTTATGCTGGAATAGGTTTTACATACGATGAAACAACAAAAGATTTTACAGCACCGCCTAACCCTCTTGAGCCTTAGTCTGATGCTCGCATTTGCGTTAATTGGTTGCGAAACAACACGCGACAACGCAGGCAAAAAAACTGTACGCAACACTGCATTACCTAGTCATTGCGTCACAGTAAGGCAGTGCGACAATGGCTAGGGAAAGAGCAGAAATAGAATTACTACACGCTCGAATGATTGTGTTTGTCGGTTGCACTATTGCAGTTACTTTTGGACTTACAGTCATTGGTTTTATTTTTGGACTTTTGTTTGTTTCACAACCTTTAGAACAATCACCAAATGACGCAGCCTTTATTGACTTGCTCAAAACATTGTCAATCTTTATGACCGGCACGTTGTCTGGTCTAGTTGCCGCTAACGGCCTTAAACGAAAGCCTGCCGATGGCAATACTGCCAGCCAACCCTAAAGTCATTGGGTCTAAGCCGTACACAGGCAACAGTGACGGTGCATCGACAGGCCCACGTGCCGGTATGGATGAATGGATACGGCAGGCCATCAAATACGGTGCAGGCGCGTTTTGGAATAATGGCAGTTGGGGCATACGCGACATGCGCGGTACGCCTGGTTCATTATCTGTGCATGCCACTGGTCGAGCAGTTGACTTGTCGTACAGGCCGTCGGAAAAACACCCAGACGCAAACCGTAAAGGCTCTATTGCGTTTATCAACATTGTGTTAGCTAACGCAAACGAATTAGGTGTTGAGTGTGTGCTCGATTATTTCCCGAAAGCGTTTGGGCGCGGCTGGCGTTGTGACCGTCAATCGTGGAAGTCGTACAGCAAGCCAGAAATACACGGCGCACCCGGTGGCGATTGGCTGCACGTGGAGATAAATCCACAGATGGCAGACCAGCCAAACCTTGTAAAACAAGCGTTTCAGAGAGTATTCACCGAATTGCCACACTGATGCTCTAGGGTCGAAGTACCGACGATTGGAGACAACATGGCAGATGCCAAAACTTATGTGTACGAGGTTTACACCACACATTTAGACACCGAACAGATGGTGCTCGTACAGATATTTCGTGACCCTGAAACCGACAAAGTGCTACACGCGCAAATTGCGTTTAAAAATGCGATTGGCGACAGCTGGGGCACCCCATACCAATTGGAGAAAAAATGACGTTTTTAAGCATCAAAATAGGCGCATGGTTCATTACTGGCTTAGCGGCGTTTACGTTGCTCTGGGACGCTAGTAAGCCGTCTGAGAGCCATCTACAGACCACAGGACAAATAACCATTGTGCTAAACAGCGTTGTGCCCACGTTGCCAACCGTTGCACCAACCACCACGCTGCCGTACAAGGGTTGCATGGAATACTTAAACGACGCAATTGTGGCTGGCTGGCCAATTAGCGAGTCACCAATGATTTTGCGTGTCATGCAACGCGAAAGCCGATGCCTACCAACAGCCCTAAACTCAGCTGACAGCAACAACGGCAGTCGAGGACTATTTCAAATAAACGGCGTGCACCAAACGTGGCTTATCAAAAACGGTTACATCAAAAAACTTGATGATTTATATAACCCAGATGTCAATATCCGTGCCGCGTTACACCTATGGCGTATAGTTGGCTGGTCGGCATGGGCGCTGCCCAACCCATGACCGACAACCCATATCCCGAACCCGGCATAACACAGGAGACCCGACAAATGTACCCAGACAACTACAGCGACAAACTAGGCAAAGTATTTGGTGAGTTAATTGACGACATTGTGCGACCCAATTACAAACCACGCCCAGAGCCAGTAGACCACAGCATTTTGCTTGATGAGCTGGCAATCATGTACGAAGCAAACATGACAATTGCAAACGAGCAGACTCGCTTTAATGCGTCAGTATTACGTGCGGCCATAAATGTTATTAAAGCCCTGTAGAAAATGCGGTTTGAACATGACCGGCACTCGACACGCAACCAACCCAACAAAAGTATTGTGGTGTCACCCTGGATTAAAAGCTTGTGCTAAAGTCAAACCTATACCGACAATAAGGAGTAGGCATGAGCAGTGAACAGGTAGTAATCAGACTTGACCAGCACGACAAAAACAAAGTATTAAACATTGTTGCAACGTGTGAGGCACAAATAAAGTTGCGCAAACAACGCGAAAGTTTTGTGCACCCAAACAGCGCTGGCACAACAAAAGTTGGTTACACAGCCGAATTAGCGTTTGCTAAATGGCTGGGCGTACCATTCAGTTACAGACCGTACGACCGGCTCAGCACCGACGTTATGGGCTACCAAATAAAAGCAACATTGCTGACCGCTGGCTGTCTAATAAAAAAGATTACTAACCCTGCAGGCGTATACGTATTAGGCACAGTCAATGACACTTATGACGTCGTCACATTTCGTGGCTGGATGTTAAGCAACGAAATCGAGCACGAATGTTATTGGCGTACAGATGTACCTAATCCTGCATGGTTTGTGCCACAGTCACAGCTTTGGTCAATGAGCGAATTAACCGCTACAAAAGAATTGGCGGCACACAATGGCGCATTTTGATTTATCGCTGTACGAAACAGTTGCACAACGCTTAGTGCGATGGTGGGAAGAATACCCAGACGGCCGCATCATCACGTCAATACATCACTACGACGGGTCAACCATCATTATGCGTGCAGAGTGCTACAACAACGATGACCGACTCATTGCCACTGGTTACGCCGAGGAAGTGTTCGGAAATAGCCCTGTAAACAAAACATCATTCTTAGAGAATTGCGAAACGAGCGCTATTGGCCGTGCAATCAGTAACAGCCGCATTGGGCACACAGGCGAACGCGCATCGTCTACGGAAATGGAAAAAGTTAACAGGGTCAATAGTGCGCCGGCTCGACCAGATAGTCACGGCAGTGCAACACCTAAACAAATTGGCTTTCTGAAATCTTTGGCACGCGGTAAGGGTTGGGATGATGTGCATTTGCTTGAATACATACACCGATTATTACAAGTTGATGACGTTGTAGTGGAGACTTTGACAGCTGGACAATGTTCGGCCGTTATAGATGGGCTAAAGAAATGAGTCGCGCAGTTTGGCTTGCATTGGCGCTAACAGTGTTATGCACCGTTTTGATGGCGTGGTCTGATAAGAAATAAAACTTAAACAATTGGCTAGTAGCACGGCTGTATCACTGTCGCAAGTGACGGGGCTCATCGACGGGAACGTCGTTTGACCGGCGCGCCCCAAACCTGCAACACGAAAGGCAACGGGCTAAGCGTTGGGGCGAGTCGTAAACATAATCGACTAGATGTGCAAGGTAATCGGATTGAGGCAGCCCGATGGGTAGAGCATCATCACTCTGTCTCGACTCACACATACAGTTGACATACACTTAACAAACCGACACAAAGGACAAGCCCGTCATGCAACGTCAAGTAGCAACAAAGAGAGCAAGCGCGACAGCGCGCGGTAGCAATGGGTAAAGAACACAGCAACCCCGAATACAAACGCAACCGGGCAATCATCATGCAAGGCAAACCCAGCTGCAACTACTGTGGCAAACCAGCCGACACAGTCGACCACATCGTTGCGCTAATGAACGGCGGCGACCACTCGCTAGACAACCTGACCCCATGCTGTGCAAAATGCAACAACTTAAAAGGACACAAAGAAGTCAAACAAAGAAACGCAACAACAACACACGCACGCGCCGAAGCAATGCGAAATCACGGAATAGAAATCCCAAAATCAAAAGAGTTTTTTTACACAGAAAAAATATTCACA